TGAAATTATTAATGGAGACATTCACACCACCAATCAAAATCTTGCTAGACTTGAATCTAGAAATCAAGCAAAAACTTTTATCTATGCCCTCATTTACGGAGCAGGAGATGAAAAGCTTGGAACTGTGGTCGGAAGAGGTAGAAAATCAGGTAAAGAACTTAGAGAACGCTTCTCTGATAATCTCCCATCATTTAAAGCTCTTAAAGATAGAGTTGCAAGAGAGGCAAAGAAAGGTTATGTGAAGGGATTGGATGGTAGAAAACTAAAGATACGTTTTGAACACGCAGCACTAAATACATTATTACAGGGAGCAGGTGCTATTATTATGAAACAAGCACTTACTATTTTCAATAATGATATCTTATCACGCGGATTAGATGCTAGGTTTGTAGCTAATGTGCATGATGAATGGCAGTTAGAAGTTAGAGAAGATCAAGCTTCTTTTGTAGGTGAATTGGGTGTTAAAGCATTAAGATCCGCTACAGCACCTTTAAATTTAGATTGTCCTTTAGATGGAGAATATAATGTTGGAACAAATTGGGCTGAAACTCACTAAATCTATTTCTGAACAGAGTCAAGATGAGCTAGAACCTATTATAGAAAATCCTTTAAGACCTATGAACTCTAATGTTAAGGGAGATTTAGCAGAACACTATGCTATTACTTACCTATGGGATAAAGGTTATTATGTATTTAAAAACTGTGGATGCACTGGTCCTATAGACTTAGTAGCTATAGGTCCAGATGGTGAAATTAAATTGATAGATGTAAAGTCTTATAAAGATTCAAGGCTTTGTTCTAGAACAGAAGCTCAGAAAGAACTAGGCGTACAATATCTTCACTTTAATTCTAAAACTAGAAAGTTACATTTTGTAAAACATTCTGCTAGTCCTCCTGAAAGGAAACAAATGTGCCTCTTTTAAAAGATCTCATAGATGATATTTATGCACCTTTAGAGGATCTTTCTAAGGGTGTTCCTTTACCTATTAAAGAAAAAGATTTAGATCTTACTCTTAGTAGAATAAAAGAATCTATATTGTCTTGGGCAAATCCTGAAGTTGGAGAAAAATCTTCTTTTAGATTGAGAATGTCCAATGTAGGCAGACCTGCTAGGCAACTTTGGTATGAGAAAAGAGATCAAAGTGAAAATAGTATTGATGCAGCAACACAGATAAAGTTTCTTTATGGGCATATTTTAGAAGAAATAGTATTGATGCTAGTTAGAATGACAGATCATGTTGTAACTGATGAACAGAAAGAAGTTAAACTACTAGATATATTAGGGCACATGGATTGCAAGATAAATGGAGAAGTAGTAGACGTAAAAACTGCTTCTAGGTTTGCATTTAATAAATTTAAAAATGGAAACTTATCTGAAGATGATAGCTTTGGATATCTAGGTCAGCTTCATGCCTATGAAACAGCAGAGAAAACAAATCACGGAGGTTTTTTAGTTATCAATAAAGAATCAGGAGAGCTATGTTTTTATCAACCTGACGATTTAGAAAAACCTAATGTTAAAACTAAAATTAAAACACTTAAAAAAGTATTAGGATTAGATGAACAGCCTGACTTTTGTTATCAGCCTATCCCTGAAGGAAAAAAAGGCAACATGAAACTTCCTAAAGGTTGTGTTTATTGTAAATATAAATTTGACTGTCATAAAGATTCTAATGAAGGGAAAGGATTGAGAATATTTAAGTATGCTAATGGTCCCACGTATCTTACTACTGTAGAAGCCTTACCTAATGTTGAAGAGATAATCTATGAATCGCCAGAAAACTAAAGCATTAGAATTTCAAGCTCAACTTATATTAATTGATTGGATTAGGACTTTAGTTCCTGAAGATCAAAAAGAAGAAGTTACTTTATCTAATGTAATGGAGTTAGCTCCTGCATTTTCTTATTACTCTAGAGATAATAGAGGAACAGAAATAGCAGTATTCCATCCTCGTTGGATTAAACAAAAACTAAAAAGAATATTAAAAAGAACTAATTTAAAATTAAATCAAATAACTTTGGAAACATTAAAATGCCATCTCCCACTCTACCAGTTGTAACATTAGAAAATACTTTAGAAGAAAGTGTTGTCGTTATGGGAAGCTATCTTTTTAATGGAGGAGATATAGATCAAATAAGCTCTCAATTTTTAATGGACTTACATGATTTATTATTAGCTGAAATAGAGTTAAGAGAAGCAACGGTACATTAATGGCTGCTAGAATAAGAAAACCTCGTAAGAAAAGAGTTCCAAGACCTGTGGAAAAGGATGTTGTTGTTGGCTATGACTCTACATTTGAGTATGAGTTACATCAAACTATATTAGATTCTTGGGATCTTCACTCAGAAAAGATCCAATATACTGTGAGTCATACGTATACACCTGACTTTATAAAAGTAATAGATGGTAAAACAATTCTATTAGAGGCTAAAGGAAGGTTCTGGGACTATCCTGAATTTAGTAAATACCTTTGGATACAAAAAGCCTTAAAAGAAAATGAAGAGTTAGTTTTTTTATTTGCTAATCCTTCTGCTCCTATGCCACAGGCAAAGCGTAGAAAAGATGGCACTAAAAGAAGTCATGGCGAATGGGCTTCAGCCAATGGATTCCGTTGGTTTAGTAAATGGAGTATGCCTGATGATTGGATTAACCTTAAAAAGAGAGATGATTTAGATGAGTATTGATAGTGCAACACCTGAAGAATGGGATAAGGCAGCAGCAGCAATTCGTTCCGCTGTTAATCATCCACCCCATTATAATAAAGGAGAAATAGAAACAATAGATTACATTGTAGATGTTCTAGGTGTACAAGGAGCAGTAAACTACTGTCACGGCAATGTATTAAAATATACTGGATCACGTTTATTTTCTAAAGGGAAGTCAATAGAAGATGCTAGAAAAGCAATCTGGTATATAAATAAAATTGTGGAGCTTCTAGAAGACAATGGAAAAAAATCGTAAAGACGAGAGAACTGCAAGGTTCTTACGTAAGAAAAAACATAAACTTAAAGGACAGGAAAGGAGAAATAAGAAACGTTATGGACCAGTATCAAGAATTTATACACAAGAGTAGGTATGCTAGATGGATACCAGAAGAAAAACGTAGAGAAAACTGGATTGAAACAGTTGATAGATATGTAAATTTCTGGAAAGACCGCAAACAAATAGATAAGAAAGTAGGTTTAGAGTTATTTAATGCTATACATAACTTAGAGGTTATGCCTAGTATGAGATGTCTAATGACCGCAGGTAAAGCATTAGACCTAGACAATGTAGCAGGGTTTAACTGTAGCTATTTACACATAGATAATCCCAGATGTTTTGATGAGATGATGTATGTACTTATGTGCGGAACTGGCGTAGGGTTTAGTGTAGAGCGTAAGTTTATCAATAAATTACCAGAGGTAGCAGAATCATTCCATATAACAGATACTACTATTGTTGTTTCCGATAGTAAGATAGGATGGGCTTCTGCCTTTAGAGAGCTTATAAGCCTGTTGTATGCAGGTAAAATACCTAAGTGGGACATGAGTAAGGTACGTCCTTCAGGAGCTAGACTTAAAACCTTTGGAGGTAGAGCTAGTGGACCTGATCCTCTCATAGATTTATTTACTTTCTGTGTAGGTCTATTTACTAAAGCAAAAGGACGAAAACTTACTTCTATTGAGTGTCACGATGTATGCTGTAAGATAGCGGAGATAGTTGTAGTAGGAGGTGTTAGAAGGTCTGCACTTATCAGCCTTTCTAACTTATCAGATCCTAGAATGGCTAAAGCTAAATCAGGAGAATGGTGGGAAAGCAATAGTCAACGTGCGTTAGCTAATAATTCTGTAGCCTATACAGAAAAGCCTGACTTTGAATCTTTCCTGGCTGAGATGCAGACAATCTATGAAAGTAAAGCAGGAGAGCGTGGTATCTTTAGTAGGATAGCAGCACAAAAAGTAGCCGCTAAGAATGGTAGAAGAGATACAGAGCAGGACTTTGGCACTAATCCTTGTAGTGAAATCATCTTACGACCTAATCAGTTCTGTAATCTTTCAGAAGTTGTAGTTAGAGCTACTGACACCCTAGATGATTTAAAACGTAAAGTAAAAGTAGCTTCTATTATAGGTTCACTACAGGCTACTCTTACTGACTTCCGTTATCTTAGAAATGTATGGAGGCGTAATACAGAAGAAGAAGCTTTATTGGGTGTAAGTCTTACTGGTATTATGGATCACCCTATACTTGGATCAGGAGAATCTGAACAGCTATCTTCTTGGTTAGAGGAAATGAAAAATGTTTCTATTGAAGTTAATAAAGAATGGTCAAAGAAACTTGGTATCAATCAAGCAACAGCTATTACGTGTGTTAAGCCAAGCGGTACTGTTAGTCAGCTTGTTAATAGTGCTAGTGGTATCCATCCTCGCTTTTCCTCTCATTATATTCGTAGAGTTAGGTCGGATAAAAAAGATCCTCTTGCTTTGTTTATGTCTGATCGTGGTTTTCCTGTAGAACAGGATGTCATGTCAGCCGCCTCTTTGGTCTTTAGTTTTCCTGTAGAGTCTCCTGTTACATCCGTAGTAGTTAAAAATGTAGGGGCTATGGAGCAACTTAAATTATGGAAAATTTATCAAGATCATTGGTGTGAGCATAAACCCAGTATTACTATCTACTATACAGATAATGAGTTTTTACAGGTAGCTCAGTGGATATGGGAAAACTTTGATGTTTGTTCTGGTATTTCTCTTCTTCCTTATAGTGATCATGTATACAGACAAGCACCTTATGAAGAGATAACAAAAGAACAATATGTAGAGATGTTAGAGTCTATGCCCTCTGATATAGATTGGGAAGACTTAAAAGGCTTTGAAGATGAAGACAATACTATAGGATCGCAGGAGTATGCTTGTGTAGGGAATAGTTGTGAAGTCTAGTGAAGGAAATATTTTATCTTTTAGAATCTTAATTAATAGATCTGGTGATCTAGTAACAGAGTTAAGTGGAGTGCCAGATAAAGATTTAAATAAGTGTTTTAAAAATGAAAATGATTTACTATTAGTTCGTAAGATTATACGTGAAGCTAAACCTAAATTGGAGAAGCTTCACAGTTTTTTAGAGAGTGAACTAGATAGTATGATTACTACCACTTAACTTTATGACTCCAGTATCTAGCACTCAGTTTGGAGGGATTAGAGTCTTGAGCATTATGTCTTGCGTAGTAGGACTTCTTTCTTGCTTTGTCTTTTGCAGTTTTAGGATTCTTTCCTGCCCCTCTAACTCCTTGTTGTCCAAATCTAATGGTTTTGATTTTATCTCCCTGTTTTGCCACAACCACATGGCTCTTCGTCGGGTGTTTTGGTGTACGCTTCGGTTTATTGTAGCCACTAACTCCTGCCCTCGCTAGTCTAGGATCACGTTTACTTTTAACTTTACCGCCTTTTTTAAACTCTTCCATCATTTTCTATATGACCTTGTTTTCTTTGCAATCTTCTTAGGTTGTTTACTATGTTGTTTACCCTTCTTGGTATCTTCTCTTTTCTTCCTAGTGGTAGCAGCATACTCTTTATCTGACAAAGATTTAATAGCGGCAGAAGGTAGATAACGCTCTCCTGTCTTAGCACTAGGTTTACCTGACTTAGTTCGCCATTTTTGCTTTGTCCAATCTTTTAAAGACTTTTGAGATTTTTTAAGAGCCATTTTTCTTCCTCGCTTTTCTTATTGCTTCTTTACCACGCCTAGCAATTTCAGCCTGTAGTCTTTTCCCTGCGACTTTAGCCCTTTGCTCCATAACAGTAAGGATCTGAATCTTTCTTGCAAACGGCTTTTTAATCTTCTTAACTTTAGCCACAGTCTGTCTAGCATCAGTTGGAGTTTTGTAGGATATTGAGACAGTATCTTTTGGGTTTTCATCAGTATATAACCTCCTTCCAGATCCTTTAGGTTTCTTACCAGTGCCTTTCTTTGGATCAGCCACTAGCTTTTATAACCCCCACCTTTCTTTTTATATTCAGAAGCCAGAAGTTGAGCTTTTCTCGCAGACCATTGACCAGGTTTTCCACCTTTAGAACCTGCTTTAATCCTATTAAAAAGATTCTTACGCATGGTAGGTTTTGTGTAATTACCTGCTTTATTGACTGTAGACTTCTTTTTCTTTCTGGCTGTCATTTTCCTCTCCTTAGAATCTCATTCTTCGTAGACTTTGCTCCACAACGTAGCGATCTACGTAACCACAATCCATAGTAGCTCTAGATCTTCCTACACAATACACGACTTGATCTTTCCTATCCTTGTATCCCTTACCTAAAAAACTTTCTACCTTTTCACTTTCTTCTACTGTTGCACATCCTGTTATTGCTAATACTAACATTATCATCATGTATCGCATAGTTAATCTTTCTCCTCATATAAATTTAATTAAAATAAAAAAACACACTACTAAAATTGTAACAGCTATGCCTGTCCATTTAAACATAGACATTACAAATTCTTCTGCTTCCGCTTTCTTTTTACGTTTCTTATTAAGTTCTGCGGCTCTTTGACGTTTACATTCTGATTGAAATTTTAAGAAGTCATCGTACATGTTAGGGCGACCTGCATAGATCATCCACTCACGCACCCACTCTTCCTGCTTCTTCAGCTTTTCAAGCTCTAAAAAGGCTTGGAATTGAGTTTTGTTTCCGTTACGTTTTGCTTTCCTTGCTACTACACTTTTAGAGTTAAAGTAATCTGCGGCTGATGCGCTAACATCATATAACTCTTTTCCATTCTGTAAAGCTAGTTTGATGATTCCAAATGCAGCGTTGGCGGCTGCTACCTCCGCTAACATTACTCATTACTTCTTGAGATTCATAATTTTAGATACACCGCGAATACCAAAGCTACTACTAATAGCTATAAACAGTAGGTATTGATACCATTCAGGAAGTGTTTCTAGAGCATGAAAAGAGTGTTCTACTCTTTCTATTATTGATACATCATTCATAGCGATTGCATATCCTATCATAAATATTGGTATTGCTAATATAATTGTCCAGAACTCGTCCTTCCAACTATCCTTAGAAGCTTCAGCCATTGTAGCTTCCCAATTAGCATCATTCTTAATAACTGACATCTTTGCTTCATGTTTAGCTTGTTTCTCCTCTGCTTTATTTTTCAGATAAGTGGAAGCTATGTTAGATACTGGACCTAATATAGCGGATAAGATATTCAAGATCACCTCCTTATTTGTTTTGCTCTAATAGTAGTTGTACCAGATGAGCCAAGCGTTGATCACTGGCTGCTTGTATTTGCTCCTGACGAGCTAATGAGTCTGCAATACTTTTTATTGCTTGCCCATTAAGAGCAGTAGACTGTGTATTCTCGTCAGTCTCTTCAGCTACCTTTTCTACAATAACGGCAACACGTTCTACCTCTGCTTGGGTTGCTTCTGCAACGGCTTTCATACTGCCCCAAGCTACAGCACCGCTGAGTGCGGCAGCACCTATAGGCAAAGCCCATGTAGGTATTTTTATTGTATCCATAAAGCATCTCCTTAATATGTCCAAATAACAGGTGTTGAGGTTCTAATATCTAAATGTATAAAATCTTTTGCAATACCAATGCCAGTAAACCCTGCTTTAATTGCTTCTTGAACTACAGTGTAGCGATCACCGCCATTAGTTATTTTAATATCAGTAGCTATCCCCTTTGCGTGAGTACCTGGATTTATTTTTACTTTTTCTATACTATGACTTGGTGATCTATATCCACTAGTCACTACAAAGGGGAAGCCACACACATCTCTTAAAGAATCTAGCATATCAAGAAATTCTATATTCATTTTATTTTCACCTGTTTCCTGACAATTAAAATCTTTTAACTTAA